AAATCCTGACGCAGTATCAGCAGGCATCCGGTGCATTCGAAGTGCTGGCGGGTGGCGATCCGATGGTTCGCCTGAGCGATGGCGACCTTCAGGTCTACATCAAGCATCTTGACATCCGTTCTAAGGTGAACGGCGGTCAATCGGCCGGCAACCTTCTTCCGGGCGTGTCGGTTACGACCGACATGATCAGCACGCCGACCTACCTGCTGCGCGTGCGCGCGGAATACGATCACCACGACACGGCAGCAATGGGTCGCTGGGGCATCTCGATCGTCGAAGCGCAACGTCTTGGCATGCGCCAAGGCATTTTCCAGCAACTCCGCGGCGGTCTTTTGCAGGGTTTTACGCCGGCAAACGGCGAAGGCTTGCTGAACACGCAAGGCGCCACGACGCTCAATCTGCCGGCAGATTCGAACGGCAACACCACTGTCAGCACCTACGACAGCGGCCAATTGGCTCAGTTCATCCTGAACCAGATCGCTGCGGTCAAGGTGCGCACGATGCAAGTCGGCATTCCGGTGCGCGTCACGATCCTGACCACGCAGCGCGTCATGACGCAACTGTCGTATCAGATCGTTCAGTTGGTGCAATTTCAGCGTCCGGGCGCTGGCTCTGGTTCGCCGGCTCATGTCGTCGACACGGCGGCTGGCTGGAATGGCGACGAGATCATCTGGGTCACGGACGATACGCTCGTCGGAAAGGGCGCCGGTGGTGCCGACGTCATCCTGATCACGGTTCCGGAAGTCAAGAAGCCGATCGCGAACAAGATCAACACGAACGAGTTTGCGAAGATCACCCCGGGCCTCGCCGCATGTAACCTGCAGTATATGGACATGGCTGCTCCGCGAGAACTGCCGTGCCCGCTGCCTGGTGGCGCAATTGACATCACGTCGGAGTTGCGCGCGACGTCGGGCTGGGGCGTACGCCCCGAAGCTTTGAGCATCATTTCGGCGCCGTATTAAGCCGAACAGTAGTGAGCGGATAAGGGGCGCCCATGGCGCTTTTTTTACGTCTGTGCTGCGGCTAGGTCCCGGAACCGAAAGCTCGTCCCCTGTGCGAGTTGCCGCAGCCTTTATACAGGGAAACGAGACCCCTCTTCGGGGTCTTTTCTTTTTACAGGGAAAGAAAAATGGCCAAGTTGTACATCGCAAATTGCACCAAGCAGCGTCACGAATTCATGTACCGCGCTCCGGAACAAAAAAACCCGGTGACGCAGGTAATCGAAATCGGCTCGCAGATCATGGTCTGGAAGGACGAGCCGCGAGATGTTCTGCTGAACATCGTCGAGCAGCATGAGCACTATGGCCTCATCTCTGTGGCCGACATTGACCGAACCAAGCACTTCGTTGGAATGTGCTACCAGTTCGACAAGCCGATTGATGTCAACAAGATCATGTACACGGTCGAGAACAACGATACGGTTCTCGAGCAGCGGGCTCTTGATGCGCGGAAAGAAGCCGCCCAGGTCATCAGCCACTCGCTAAGCCAGGTCGCGGCAGACACAGGAAACGGCCTGAACTCTGTCGATGTGGAAATCAAGGAATTGCCGCCTCCGGGCAAAGATTCCAACTTCGCTGAGACCATCACCGTTGAAACACGGGGCCGCGGTCGTCCTCGCCGCAACTGAATATGCCAACACCTCTCGCGCCGTTTCAAACGTCCTCTCAGCCTAACGTCACAGATTTCTATACGTTCCTGCAGAGCGTGGCTGGCGTCCCCGCGGCAGCCCTTCCATCCAATAGTCCATATCTGTCCTGGGCTTTGAGTTACTCGGAAGAAATGACGCTGGAGGTTCTGTGCCGGATCGGATCAGACTTTTATTGCTTTGCGGTCTATCTTCTGGGCACCTCGTTCCTGCTCAACTGGTGTCCTGATCAAGCGGGCCAGACGTTCTTTGCTGCTGCGCGCACTGAAATGAAGCTGACCAGCTTCACTCCGGGCGTGGTGAATTCCGCTGCGGACCAAGGAACGTCGGACTCGCTCCTATCGCCCGACTTCATGAAGGGCCTTACGATCGGCCAACTCCAGGCGCTCAAAGATCCCTATGGGCGTCAGTGGCTAAGCATGCAGCAAGAATTCGGCACATTGTGGGGCCTATCCTGACAGGTAAATCATGGCGGCAAAAGAATTCGGCGTTCCAATGGCTGAAGGGGGCGGAAGCCATTCGCCCGTCCACGTTGGAACAACGACTGCGCCGCCGAACCGGATCACATTGCACCTCGGCGTGATCGATCTGCCTTATGTGGATCGCGGTGCCTCGAAGGGAAAGAAAGGCAAAAAGACTGCCGCCACGGAGACCACAGGCGAAGTAGCCGAAATTCTCGAGGAAAAGTATGGCGTTCTCGATACTTTCGCATTCGCGCGGCTACCCGACATAGCGAAGGCGCTTGAGGATTCGATCGCGGGGCAACTCGAAACGATGATGATGGGCGGCCACCCTTCTGGAAATCCATTTGCCGGCGCGGAATCGTCCATCACGATGATGATGAAAAACTTCATCTCGATGCAGGAGATCGAGCATATGGGAATCGAGGGTGTCCCGACGCAGGCTGCAATGAACGGCGTCAATCACCGCCTGAAGCATCCGTATGCCAAGGGCAATCCTCGGCGCCCTTCTTTTATCGACACATCGCTCTACTGGTCAACGCTCACCGCGTGGTTTGATTAATGCCAACTATCGCTGAATCGCTACAGTCGCAGAGTCAGTTGGCGAGTACGCTGGCGGCCGGCGTTGACCAGATATCGCAGAACCAGACGGTCACGTTCACCCGGTATAGCCAGTCCATTCTTGAGGCTGACGGGTACGTGTTCTGGGTCAATACCGGCGTCACGCAAACAGTCCAGGGGTCTTTGCACCTTGTGACGGACCAGCAGCAGAACGAAGACGAAACGATTGACGTCAACCGGATCATCTTCACGGCCCTGAGCCAGATTGATGTATTCAACGCTGCGGCGCCAACCGATCTGTTCATTGGGACTATCGACGGCATCCGGTTTTCGTTCAACGCACGGGGATCGCTTTACAAGCAAGCCAACCTGTATCACTACGTTGGCAATGCGGTATATCCGGCACTCGCTTCGCAGCTCATCGACAGTGCCGCGGATCTGCCGGCTGGCCCGATTGTCTCGAACAGTCTGCCGATCTGGTTGGCCCAAAGCACACCCGCACTTCCTGTTTATCCGTCGTATCTGGTACCGGCTAACGTCGTCCCGCCCTATGTGGTGGCGCATGTTGAGCCTGATGCGACTGAAGCACCCTCGTTCCCGGTCTATGTGTGGCCGGGAACGACTGTTCCGAATTCAGGCGCTTCGCCGTTGCACAACCTGCCGAGTTCACAACTCGCCAAAGATCGCGTCCGCCTGACCCTATACGGACAGACAAATCAGCAGGCAATCCAGTTTTACGCATCTTTGATCGATTATTCGCTGAACACGGACAACTTCGGATTCGGCAACTCGCCAGTCTGGAAAGACGCCAAGCGCACGCAATCCGAGTTGAACGTCATTGCGATGAAAAAGACGCTCGACATCGACGCCTGGTATTTCCAGACGACGTCCGATGCGATCGCAAGGCGGCTGATTCTTTCCGCCGGATTCTCCTCTATCACCACCTAGCGGGCATACCGCTGCTGTAGACAACCAACCCGCTCCGGCGGGTTTTCTTTTTCAGGAGCTTCAAGTGCCCCAAGGTCCGATCGCAGTTCAGAACGTCAGCAGCGCCAAGACGAAACTCAATATCACGACGAAGACCGTCATCAAGACCGGCGTCGGCCGTGCGATGAAGTTGTCCGTGATTACCGTCGCAACCGGCGGCGCCGTGGGCGTCTATGACGCAGCCACGACGGCTGCCGGAGTCACCGCTACGGCCCTGTTCCAGGTCGGCGCCACGCCGTGGGTTCCTGCTGGCGTTGTCCCTCTCGATATGGCTTACACGAACGGTCTCGTTGTCGATCCCGGCACGGGCGGCGTTGTCGCAGTCGAGTATATCTAATCACTGGAGCCCGCCCACATGGCGACCACCATCACACCGACGATCGTAACGGTCAATACGACTGTCACGCGCGCGCCGACCGTCTCCCAACTGCAGCAGAGTGGTGCGATTGTGTCGGCGGGCGGTACTACTCTTTCAAGCGGCACGTACCAGTATTGCGGCTCTCTGTCCGCAGTGCAGGCAATTCTCGCCACGCCTCTGGCTTTGACTGGCATGGTATGGTCGAGCGGCACGGTTACCGCAACGACTGCGGCCACGATCGGCCTGGCGACGGGCCAAACGTTCACCACGACTATCGCCGGCGCGACGCCTGCTGCCTATAACGGCACCTACACCGCGACGGTTGCGAGCGCCAACACTTTCACGTTCGCTCTTGCCGCCAATCCGGGCACCCAAACTGTTCCGGGCACCTACCTGCCATCGAATGCTGGCTTCATCAGCAACTCAGCAACGACGTTCTTTGCGCAGGGCAACTCGGTCGGCCTCTATGTGCTCGAGCTGGGCGCGCAGACAACCGCGGCATCGGCAATCACCGCCCTGCAAACGTGGATCACGGAAAACAGCAATCCGCAGGTTTTCTACGCATACCTTTTGCCGGCTGCGTGGGATGCTGCATCGTCCGCCGCGCTGAACACGATGACGGCGAACTACGATAGCCCGAGCGGCCAGACGTACTTCTTCGTCACCACGACCGTGTCGAACCTGCCGAATTACGCCAATAACAAGGCCGTGTATGCGCAGGTTCCGAGTCCGACGAAGGCGTCGACCGAACATCAACTTTCGGTTGACTTCTACAACTGGCTTGCCAATAAGCCGGGCTCGGCCAGTCCGCTCGCGCCGATGTCGTATCGCTACGCTTTCGGCGTCACACCGTGGTCACAGGTTGGAAATCAGACGAGCATCAACACCGTTCTTACCAACTACGGCAACTTGATTCTCACGGGTGCAGAGGGCGGAATTTCCACGGCGTGCGTTTTCAAAGGCACGACGATGGACGGCGAGCAGGCTGCCTGGTGGTACGGCATCGACTGGTTCCGCATTCAGGTCAAGCAGGCCCTCGCCGCGGCGATCATCAACGGGTCGAACAGCAACCCTCCTCTGCTCTACGACCAGAACGGCATTAACACGCTGCTCGCCGTTGCGCAGAATGTGGCGAATTCGGCTGTCAAGTTCGGCTGTGCTCTGAGCGCAGTTGTGACGGCGGTCCCGTTTGCGACTTACACGACGGATAACCCGAACGATTACAACGCAGGCATCTACAACGGCTTCGCGGCGACGGTGGTTGGTCAGAATGCATTCCTCTCGATCACCTTCAACCTCGACGCTACGCAGTTCGTTGCTTAAGGACGCACCATGGCAAATCCCTATCTCAATGCGGGTCCGCTAAACCGCGTCCGATGCTCCGTCGTAGTGGCGGCCTTCCCCACGCTGAATATCACGGCCCAGTACATGGGCAAATCGTTTGCTCATATTGAATTCGAGGGTGACTTCAATCAGCAGATCGAGACCGCAACCGGCGTGGTCAACTCGCCCGAGCCTTATGTGATGGCGACGATTACGGTCGGCCTGCTTCGTTCTCAGGCGCTCGCGGCGAACTGGCTTGCACAGTCTCAAGACTCGAGCGTGCTGGGCGACGTGACGATTCACAGTGATACCTCGGCGTGGCCGGCAATCACCCTGAACGACACCGGCATTCGCATGATTTCGCCGGGTGCATTCGATGGCACCGACCCCGTAGTCCGCTTGACCTTGCGTGGGACGTTCAATGTGAACTCCTCACTCTGGTCGTTCACGTAACACGCTCACGCCACGGCTAGGGACGCGACCCGAACGCCGGCACCTTACCGGCTGCCGTGGCTGCCCATAAGGCTCAGTTGAAGGGATTGAGATGACAAAGATAGACGAACGGCGGAACCTGGTTCTGCCCGTAGTAACCGAGAAGGTCACGAAGAAAGTCATCGAGCAGGTCGACGGTAAAGACGTGCGCAAGGAAGTAACGGAAGATGTGGTGCGTATTTATGCTTTCCACACCCCAGTCTCCCGCGCCATCTTTGAGCAGCATTATCGCGTTCTGGCTTCGACCAAGGCTTCTCTCTCGAGCAAGGGAGCGCACTACCTGATGGGCGCGGGTCCGCGCATTGCCGCTCTGACGTTGAGGGACGAGGGCCGAAAAGAGGCGATCAGCCTCGGCATGATCGACGAGCACGGAAATGTTCAGGACGAGTCCACAGACGCCCTCTTCGCTGAGTTCAAACGCCTCACGACCATTCTTTGTCCTGGCCCGAACGGCTGGGACATGCTGCCGGTAGAGACCGCTATTTCGAGCGGCAAGATCGACTCGGAAGATTGGGAGGAGGCGCTATCGGGCATTGTTTTTTTTACATCGCACTATGCGATGGCGAAAAAGGCAGATCGCGAGACGGCGGCGAGGGGAACAGCTTCCTTTCTGGGTGCGTCGATCACGTCATCCACGCCTACGGAATTCCTCGCCTCTTTGCCGACATTGACGCAGGCCGCGCCTACGACAAAGACACCATCGTCGATTCCATCCTGAACTACATTGCCGGCGAGGGGTTTGGCGAGGTGTTCGAGCGATACGACAGCCCATATCGAACGGCACAGCAGTTTCGCCAGAGATACCTGATTGAGGCGCTTAAGCGACCCGCATGACGCAAAAAGCAATCGTCGATATTGAGCTGAACGACTCGCAGTTTCGCGAGTTCCACGCTCTCTTCACGGATTACCAGAAGAAGCTCGAGAGCATGCCCGAGGACTGGGCAAAGGTCACCGGCTCTATCGACGAAGCTGGCGTTGGTATGGAGGACTTCTCCAAGTCATCCAGGATCTCGAAAGAATTCCTGATGATCGCGGCCATTCAGGCAAATGCGATCACCCAAGGTCTGCAGAAGGCAACCGGCGCACAGGACAAGTTCAACACCAAGACAAAAGACGGCGCCATTCAGATGGGCCGCATGGCGAAGTTCTCGAAAGAGGTTCACAAGGACATCGCGAAGATGAGCGGCGTGCTCCTGAAGTTGGGAGCTATTGGTGGTTCGCTACTGTCTTTTCCTGCCGCAGTTTTTGCGTCGACCAACGCCCTCGCGGGTCAAAACCTTCAGGCCCGCGGGCTGGGCCTTCGCATCGGACAGACGCAGGCATTCGGTGCGAACTTCGAGAAGTTCGGGCTGGGCGCATCGGACCTTGGCAATGTCGCGAACGCACAGGGCGATGTTTCCAAATGGCGCGCGTTCATGGCTGCTGGGCTGACGCCGCAGCAGATCCAGAACGAAGACGCCGAACAACTGACGTTCGACTTCGCTCGAGCAGCGAGCGGCAAGTATCGCGAGTGGCAGAAGTCGGGCATGCCGGCGGCGTCGATGGCGCAAGCATACGGCTTCACGGATGTACTGTCGCTGCAGCAACTGCGCACCGGCGCGAGCTATAGCGACTCTGACTGGATGAAGGCCCAGCAGAAGGCAATAGCCGACGCCAAGCGCAATGAGGTGGACCAGGGAACAGCCGACCAGGCATCCGACGTCAAAGCGGCGCTTAAATCCGATTGGGCTCAGGTCATGAATGAGTTCAACGGACAGTTGGCTCAGATGTCCCCTGAGTTGAAGACGATGGGCGACGCAGCAGCCGCAGCAGCCGTCAATCTGTTGAAGGTCGCGGGACCGGAAGCAAAGGCGGTTATTGACGCGCTGCAGGGAGCCCCCGTATCCCGCACCGATGCCCAGAAGGGCGGAGTTGTTGGCGGTTTGGCAACAGCCGGCTATTTGCTTCGCGACAAGATTCCCGGGTTGCGAAACGTTTTCTCGGATTCTGGCTCGGACTCTTTCGGGACCTTGGGTGCTCCTACCATGGCGGGCATCATCGATGCCCAGTACACGGTTGAATCTGCGCGCGGCAAGAAGTTGCTATCCCGCAAGGGTGCGAGGGGGCCGATGCAGTTCATGCCTGATACATGGAAGGAATGGGGTCGTGGCGACATCAACAATCTGAAGGACTCGCAAGAGTCTGCCGGGCGCTACGACACCTTCTTGTTGAATCGCTATGGCGGCAATGTACGCAAAGCGCTCGCGGCTTACAACTGGGGTATGGGCAATCTCGACAAGGACATTGCCAAGAACGGCGAGAATTGGGAATCGCATGCACCGCGCGAGACTCGTGACTACATCACGAAGATCACGCAACAGATGCTGCGACAAGGCCAAAACATCAACATCAACATCACCAACTCGACGCCCGCCCGTGTCGCGACCTCAATGAACGCAGCGCAGCACTGATATGAGCACAGTTACCGACGCGTGGAGGACTACGTACGATCTCGCCTTCCAGAAAAGTCCTATCATTCTGGTTGGCGGGATCGCGTCGAATACTCTCGGCGGCATGCTTCCGATCATTGCGCTGGGAGGCCAGGCGCTTGGCGCGGTGCGGGGCGCGTTGACAAACGGCAGTCTGTCCACGGATGACTTCTTCGCAACCTATGTGCCGATTCCTGGGTCGACGCTGATCAACCAGCAGATTGCGACATATCCATTTGCCAATCAGGCAGTCGCCGCCAACTCAACCATCCAGCAACCGCTGACGATCTCGCTGAGAATGATAGCGCCAGTGAAGGACACGGCGGGCTACCTAACGAAGTTAGCCATCTGGACCTCACTGCAAAACTCACTGGTTGCGCACAATGCGGCTGGCGGGCTCTATCACATTGCAACGCCCTGGTACATCTATACGAACTGTATTTTGCAGTCGGTAACGGACACTACCGGAGGTAATGGGAAGCAGCAGCAGATTGAGGCGCAATGGGATTTCGTCCAGCCGCTGGTCACGCAGATGCAGGCGAACAGCGCTTACAACTCGCTGATGAGCAAGTTGTCGTCGGGAGCGCAGGTAACGCCATCGACGGCGGCGGGGACCTCCATCTGGTCTAGTGCGGCGACCGCGGTCGGGACGGCTGCGCAGAACGCTGTATCCAACGTCACAAACCTGACGGGCGTCGTCAATCAATATCTGTCCGCTCCGCTATGAGCACTACGCTGATCGCCTTCTCACCGAACAACGCGGCGTCACCGCCCTTCTCCACTACCGTGACGCTCGACAATGTGAGCTATCAACTCATAGCGACATGGAATATTGCTGGTCAACGATGGTTTGCATCACTGCAAGATCAATCGGGTACTGCCACCTGGTCGGGCGCATTGGTGGGCTCCCCACTCGGATACGACATTCTGTTGGCGCCGGGCATATTCACGTCCAGCACGCTGCTCTACCGGGCGGACACCGGTAATTTCGAGGTTAGCTCGTGAGCCGATATTATTCCCTGACGATCACTCCGACAGGCAGCACGACGCCGTTCCGAACGTACACATCGCATCCGAATAACATCTACGATCCGGCGGCTTTAAATATCGAGTACGACGCGCTGATCGGTCCGTATGGCACCCCTAGCGGCGCGTCGACCGTCACTGTGTACGGAATTCCGCTACAGGACTTGACTCAGGCTCAGCAATTCGCGGGCATGACGCTCGAGCTAAAAGCAGGCATGCGTGCTGGCTTACCGTTGGTCAATCCAGCGCAGGCCGGAACGATCCTCAAGGGAACTGTGTTTCAGTCGTTCGGCAACTGGGAGGGTGTTGACCAGACGCTCGACTTTGTCGTCGTGCCGGGCGTCTATACGGTAGACAACCCTGGAAATATCCTCCTGGACTGGAGCGCGGGCATGTCGCTCGCCGACGCGCTGAGGCAGACGTTCGCCGTTGCGTATCCGGGCTTCACCGTCTCAATGAACATCAGCGGCGATTTTGTGCAAAGCCACGATGAGCCGCATATCTGCGGAACGCTCGATCAACTGGCTCAGATCGTTGGCGACATCACCGAGGGTGTGTTTGACAACCGCGTGACCATCGGGATTCAGGCCGGCCAGATCGTCGTGTATGACAGTACGTACAAGCCGGGTCAGATCCAGTTGAACTTCAATGACTTCGTTGGGCAGCCGACGTGGATTGGTGTGAACACGATTCAGACCAAGATGGTCGCACGAGCCGATTTACAGATGGGCGCCATCGTCAAAATGCCGGAAGGTCTTCAGAACGCTCCCGGCTACATTAAGACAAGCGCCAGCGCATACCCTTCAAGCATAAAGTATCAAACGGCGTTTCAAAACAACTTCATCATCAGCGAGCTGCGGCAGATCGGCAATTTCCGGTCTGCCGACGCAGCGCAATGGTCAACGATAGCGAACTGCATCGTCCTTCCGAGCTAAGCGATGTCAGAGAACTATGCCAAACTTTGGGTTCAGCGGAGCGCTAACCAGACCGCGATTAACCGCGCCCAACAGGCGATCGAGAATCTTGGTCGGGCTCTCCCTTGCCGTGTCGTCAAGGTTAGTGGAGCGATAGTCACCGTAGCGTTCGAGGTCAACTCCGCTCCATATACGCTGCCCAACATTACCATCCCAAAGGCAGAAAGCCCGTGGATCAGGATGCCGACGCAGGTAGGTGATAAGGGCGTCACGATGCCCGCGGACGCTTATCTTGGTGGAGTATCGGGGTTGGGCGGTGGCGTAGCAACATTGACGAGGCCCGGCAATCTGAGTGCCCTAGTTTTTGTGCCGATCAGCAACTCAGGCTCTGGGCCAGACGATCCTAACGCCGCGCAGATCGAAGGACCGAACGGAGCAATTGTTCGAACTTCAGACGGTATTTCGTCGGCGGTTGTAAATGAGACGGGCGTTACGCTCACTTTTGGAACCACGTCCCTGGTCATCAACGCGGTCGGAATTACGATGACCTTCGGCACGCAGACCATCGTTCTTAACGGGTCAGGCCTGCAGATCAACGGCGATAGTTACGAGAACCATACGCACGGCTATTTACCTGGCACTGGGGCCAAGGTGCAAACCGATCCGCCGATCAACTAGCGGCGCGTGTATGAGCCCTTCAGCCCATCGTATCGGTCCTGCCACATGCTGAACTTGTGCATGTAATCGACAGTGCCGTTGCTCCAATGCACCGTTATATAGCAGTCGATCCGGTACAGGCCGGGGTAGTACTCATAGGCTGGCGTACCGGCGGCCGTTTCGATTGACTTGATGCGGGCAGCATTGGGTCCGAGGTCTAGCAGATAAGGTATGTTCGCCATCTCCATATCATGAGCGAGCGGAGCCTGGCAGTTTTGCGGAATTCCGGCCAAGTCGACTGCGTTGGCATTGGCTGAAAAAATCGCGGCGAGAATCACAAGCTGTTTCATCATTCATCTTCCTTCTTGATTATCCCGAAATCATCGGGATCGAACCGCGGACAGACGTCGCAGTACCGCGCAACGCCTTCCGCCTGTATCTGGTTGGGTATGGACGCGGGATGACCGCGCTGAGGCCGGAACCACTGCAGCATGTGACGACAAGGAAAGACGAACGATCCCTTATCTGACGCAGCCTCGTAGTGCCTGAAATATGGCGCCACGTGGTCGAACGTACGGTACGGGGCCAACGGATTAAATGGGTCATCGACCATCCTGAAACAGTGCGCCCGGTAGTCTCGAGCAGCGCAAG